ACAAATTATGCGACGACCGAGAACTACATAAAAAAATAATCGAAATTCTGCACGATAAGCGTCAGCAGAGACAGGACGAAATTTCTATGTTACAGAAAGCGGAAATCTATCTAGCTGAATTTATGCGAATTTATGATGACGCAAAGGAGGTAAATCAATGAAATGGTATATAAGGCTATTTAACTTTTTATTCAACAGGCGCGGCAGATATGCGGTTGTAGACATAAAATGGCGTGTAAGGGAAGTTTACATCAATGGCAATGAAGTTGCATACGCGGCTTATAGGGCTATCACAGGGGCAACGGTGCAAGAGAGTCATAAGGCAGTAAGACCTTGGCTGAATGAATGGGAGGGGAAGAAATAATGTATAAAAATTTTGAATGCCCGTCTGGGGCAAAAATAGAGATACAGGCATGTTTGAAAGAATGCTTTCACTGTGACAGATGTCTTTCATTGCCGACTCTGCGAATGATAGCGGAGCAAAGACCTTGGACAGGTAAGCCAAGCACAACACAGCTTTTGAAAGGCACAAGAGAAGCATACTTGGAAATCGTGCATGATGATTTGACCATGAAACCCAAAGATCAGGTTTTTAGGCTTTTGGGAACCAAGGCACACGACATGCTTAATAAATTCTCAGCAAATGAACTGAGTGAGGACAGGTTAGAGGATGATAATGCAACCGGCGCATTTGACTTGTATGATGCAGAAAATGAAACCCTATATGACTACAAGACATGGGGAAGTTACAAGGTTATGAAGGCTCTTGGAATTGAAATGGTTGACGTCGAAACCGGAGAATTTTACAAGTCAGGTGAGAAAAAAGGCCAGCCCAAAACACACAAGGAACCGCACCAAGGCACTCCAGACATGAAAGATACCGAACTACAGCTGAACCACTACAGGACATTAATAGAGGCTGCGGGATTCCCTGTCAAGTTTATGTTGATCGAAGCAGTTGTGAGGGATGGCGGTACATATTCAGCCACAGGCAGGGGAATAACCGAAAATGTTTATCTAATCCCTGTTAAGCGTTTACCTGATAATGAAGTTTACACATATTTCAAGGCCAAGGGTGATGCGCTGACTAATGCCCTTGAAACCGGAATAACTGAACCTTGCACGGCAGAGGAACGATGGGACGACAGGAAGTGTAAAGACTATTGTGGTGTTAATCTCCATTGCGATTATTATTTGAATTTAACCACTGAATGCCGTGAGGTGATTTAAATGAGCCTTTATGTAAAGATGTTCAACGTAATGAATGATTCTGAAGCGATAGAAAAAAACATGGAGGTCGGCACGGGAAAGAACGCATACAAGGCAGTTTCGGAAGCAACTATCTTGAACATGATAAAGCCGTTGTTTAAGAAATATGAGCTTATTATATTCCCCATTAGCGGAGATATAAAAGACCATTGCATGACCTGGGATAAAACAGACTATGATGGGAAAACCTCCCAGGCCTTGCGAGCAATGACGGAATTAAAAGTTACATATCGAATTCTTGACGTTGAATCGGGAGAATTTCAGGATGTTGTCGGCTTCGGAAATGGCGCAGATACGCAGGATAAGGGCGCAGGGAAAGCCTTTACATACTCATTGAAAAATGTACTTAGTAAAACTTTCATGTTGTTTTCAGGTGAAGATACAGACAATGAACATAGTGACGACATAGGAAAGTCGCATAAAACCCCACAACAGAGCAAACCAAGCACACCACTAGCAGGGGATAAACCTGAAAAATCAAAAGTCCATGCAACGCTACCACAGATAAAGGAACTGGAAGTGCTGGCAAGTACAGAAAAAGGACTTGAGAAAGCTACGTACTGGGATTTTCTGAAAAAGCTCGAAGTTGACCACAAAATAAGTAGTCAGTACCCTATGAACAAAGAGAAGCATATCCAGTGGACGGTAGACGATTACGAGACAATTAAGGCAACGCTTGAATGTCCGTTTTGATGGATACATATACACCGGCATACCCTAAGCCAGCACAAAAGAGACAGAGAGTACATAAGCATCCCCCTAGAAACAAGGTGCCAACGATAAATGATCTATGTTATGAGTGCTTGCAAAATGGAATTACAACGCCGTATGCGGCCATGCATGAAGTATTTTACGGCACCGGATACAGACAACTGTCTCAAAGATACAAGATGCAGATACGGCTTTGTAACTTCCACCACCAAGATAGCAAACATGGAATACATTTTAATCGTGATTTTGATTACCGGATATCAAAAATGTATCAGCAGGTATTCACTGAAAAACACGGGACAGAACTATTTAGGCAAAAGTTTGGTGACAATATGGCAGCAAAAGAACTGAAATATGAAAGGAGCCTTTATGAAAATCCAACTTAACGACAGATTTATGATAACTGGCATACCGATGAACTTTGTTCTTAACGAGAAGAAAGTTTATGACAAAGGTGAAAAAGCCGGTCAGGAATATTGGACAGTCGCAGGATATTATTCCAATTTTGAATCGCTGTTATCTGGACTGTTTAAACGAGGCATACAGGAATCGGAATGTGAAGATGTAAATTTACTCATTCAAGAAGTTAAAAACGGTGCACAGGCTATTGCGACACAAATAAAGATACTCAGTGACGTTACAGTCAAGGAAAACATTGAACTGGACATAGAACGCGAAGAATAATCTGTTTTTGGAATTATCTGTAGTACGGAATATAAAAAATATGTTGAACCGATTATGGTTCAGAAAGAGAGTACAAAAATGGAAAATACAATGTTAAGTCTAAAGATCAGCGAAGATATGGTAAGGGAGATTGTTTCAAAGCAAATCCAGCAAGCCATTGTTAAGGAATTAGGTAATGCCGAGGAATACATGGGAGCTATTATTAATGTCGCCCTTCACCAAAAAGTCAGTTCAAGCGGAACAGTAAGTACATATTCATCTGACAACAAATATGATTATCTCGACATTGTACTAAAAAATAATGTGCAAGAAGCGGCTAAAAAAGCGATAAGGGAATTTATAGAAGAAAATTCAGAGAAACTAAAATGTGCGCTCAAAAAAGAACTTGAAAAATCAGCCACTAAAGATAAACTCGTGGATACTTTTATTAATGGCGCCGTAAATGCCTTTACTAACAGCTGGTCATTTAATTGCAATGTAAATTTTGTAACTCCAAAGGAATAGGTATCCACATGAGATCCATATCAAAATCTATCCGCCTGCAATACGACGAATCCGGTCACCCTGAACTCACCCTATCCCTTAGCCTGTCCAAGCAGGAGGCTATGATCGCAACTGCAGAGCTTAGGGATATATTGGTGAAAGGGAAGGAACTGGTTGTAGAGGTCAAGCAATACCGGCAGAAGCGCAGCCTTGATTCTAATAGTTACGCATGGGTATTGATCGGTAAAATTGCTAAAGCTTGGCAACCTCCAGTACCAGCGGATGATGTTTATATCGAAATGCTTAAACGGTACGGGCAACATGAATCTGAGTTATTATCCGTAGTTTCCGAAGCTGCACCCATGATCTACCGCGCAACAAATAACCATTGCTCCGAGGCCGGTGAAAGTGAACTAAACGGTAAAACCTTTAAACATTTTAGAATCCTAATCGGATCCTCGCAGTACAACAGTAAAGATATGGCGACTTTGATAGACGGGATTGTATCTGAGTGCAAAGAGCTGGGAATAGAGACTATGCCGCCGGATGAAATAAAGAGAGTGAATGAACAGTGGGGCAGGTGATGCCATTGGACGGATGGATAAAACTTTATAGATTGATCATTGACAAACCAATATGGAAGCAGTCAACACCTGAACAAAAATCCATCCTCATTACTCTCTTATGTATGGTCAACCATGAAGCTGAGGAATGGGAATGGCAAGGCAAAAAGTATGTGTGCAGGCCTGGGCAGAAGATTACAAGCCTTGAAAAAATACGTAAAGCCTGTGGGAAAGGTGTGTCAATACAAAATATTCGTACTGCCTTTGTTAGATTTGAAAAACTCGAATTTCTAACATACGAATCAACAAAGGAGTCAAGGCTTGTAACTGTACTGAATTGGGAGTTGTACCAGTCGGAAGAAAAAAATCAACAAAGCAATCAACAAACGGGTAACAAAGACCTAACAACTAACAAGAATGATAAGAATAATAAGAATAAAACATATAGTGCATTTTTTGAAAAAGTATGGTCACTTTACCCAAACAAAAAAGGTAAAGCACAAGTTAGTGACACCACTAAAGAAAAGTTATATGAAATAGGTTTTGAACAATTAATAAAATGTATTGACAGATATAAAACATCTAAGCCGGATTGGCAGCAATACCAAAATGGAAGCACATTTTTTTATAGCGGCTATGTTGATTACCTTGACAAAAATTATCAAGAGCAAGAAGAAACCAGCACATACCGTAACATGACAAATTATGAACCGGGAGAGTGAGAGTATGATATTCAATATTGAAATCGAAAGAGCCATGATAGGATGCATATTACTTGGAAAAACGGAATACATTAACAAACTTACGGAACGCGATTTTTCCGTTGCATGTTATCAGGCAGCACTACGAGCAATGAAAGATTTGTATAACACTTCGAAAGCCATTGACATAATAAGCGTAGCAGACGAACTGCCTAAAATAACAAATATACTCAATATCCTCTGTGCCACAACGGATGTACCTACAGAGGAAAATGTAGGATATTATTATCGGACCTTGAAAGAATATTCCGCACGAAGAAACATATCAAAGGCAGCGCACACGATTATTGAAATGGCTGAAAGATACGAATATGATAACGTCGCAAGTTTTAAGTCAGACATTATGAAATTGGTGGATATCCCGATAAACGACTTTCAAAAAAAGAGTTTTAAATTCCAGGACATCATCAACGATACTTTGCAGAATATAGAGGATGAATATAACAAGACTGATGAAAATAGGCTTATGACAGGATTTTATGACCTTGATAAGCTCACTGCCGGACTGCACCCTGAAGAATTGACAATAATAGCAGCGCGTCCCGGAGTTGGCAAAACTGTAATGGGCGTAAATCTTATTATAAATCTATCGCGTAAAGGTAATAAATGCCTACTTGTATCTCGCGAGATGTCATCAAATCAACTCATGAAACGCTTTATAGCAAATTACGCTCCTATGGACGGACAGAAACTAAGGCTGTGTAAAACCTTGTTGAGCACAGATTTTCAGCAACTTGCACATGCAGCCGGCGAGATGGGAGAATGGCCTATAATCATCAATGATAAACTTTCTACAGTTCAAGAAATTCGCGCATACTGCCGGGATGAAAAGCCTGATGTACTGGTAGTTGACTATCTCCAGCTTTGTAGGAGTGCAGGGAAAATTGAATCACGCAGGCAAGAAATTGAGGAAATCAGCCGACAGTTTAAAGAAATATCAATGGAATTTAGCATACCGGTTATCGTGTTGAGCCAGCTAACCAGGGAAAATGCAAAAACAGGCCGTCCGCCCGAATTACATGATCTGAGGGAATCTGGGAGCATAGAACAGGACGCAGACAACGTAATATTCCTCCATATTCCCAAGGATACCAATGAAACACAGGACATTTACGACCTACAAGTTATAGTAGCTAAACAACGCAATGGACCGACCGGATATATCTATCTACGGCACTATAAAAAGACGTTCCACTTATACAATATTGGGAGGTGATACCATGTTAATTTTATTAATCCTGCTGGCGATCGTAATAATTGTTTGGTTCTGCGAAAAGCCAGAGCCAAAGTCCCATAAATGCGAACACTGCCACTACGCACACTTGAATTACATAGATGAACCCTGTTTTGATTGCAATAACGGAGATAAGTTTATAAAGAGTGAAATGTATGGACAAGAGGGGAATTATGAAAAAATTAATATGCCTTGATGATTTAGAAAGACGTTGCGGATATTCCAGCACAACGCGAAATGGCGAAGCAAACAATAATGGATACGGTTGCACACATCGAGGGAATAAAGAAACTCCAGGAGAATGCCATTCATATTCTTGTCCCGTAGCGGTTGAGGCAGATTACGAAGAAATATTGGAAATTGATCCTGAGTTAGCTAAAGAGTATGAGAATGAGCAACAAGAGCATGGATGGATAGAGAGTGATTGGATGGTAGTATGGAGACCTTATTATATTAAAAAAATATTTGGGGAGGTCACATGAAAAAACTCGAATGGGTGTTCGCTTTAATCATAACCCTGGCAATCATTTTTATGGTTTATTCCGCGAATCAGACACAAAAACAGGTACTTTTACATAATCAGCAAAATAATGTCTTAAAAAGGCAAATAGAGGCCTTGCCATTGAAAATTGACATTAACAAGGAACTGGTTACAGAAATTAAGAGTTTGACCCGCGAAAATGAACAACTCATCA